TATATTGAACAGAAATTTTAAATTGAACAGAAGAGCCTAACAAGTCACCTTCATTTGTTGCTTTTTGTATTTGTGGAAATGTAACTGAAACTTTTATGCGATCAACAGAAGTGTTTGTGATTTGTCTTGTCACTGGACTTGCTGCTGTGACAGTAACACCTACAGGGATTGTTGACTGACTGCTTTCTATTCCAGCAATTTTTGTTTGATCTGCTGTCCCAAATCTGGAATTAAAAGTTACATCTTGAAAGTTAAAATCTTGTGTGGCTGGACTACTTGCGTTAGCTGTAGATTTTAAGATGGGAGTATCGTTAAGAAATACGTCTTTTAAATAAGAATTTGTATAAGCTGTTGATGTTTTATCTGTAATACCATCTTTTGAAGCGGTTGCACTGCCCTCAATCTCACCTTCCGAGATAAGATCAAGAAAAGTAGCAAACTGCTTACTATGTAAAGTATCTGGGGTTCTTGTTGGTTGTCTTGGTGGTGGTGGTGATCCACCTTTTGAACCACGAATAAGTTTTCTTTTATCAGTCATACTTGAACTTGCTCCGTATCAATTCCACCACTGATCACGACTGAGCCGGTCACGATTTCTCCATAAACTAAAGGCACTGGAGTTCCAGCCCTTCCTGTTTGTTGAGTTCCACTAAAACTAAATGACAGTCTAGGATCTTGCTCAGAACTAAACTCAGGCATTTTAGGAACAGGAAAAAGCATACCACTAACACCACTAAGCACTAAAGATGCACCAATACCAAAGGCAGCTTTAGCTCCAAGACTTGCAGCAGCAAAACCTCCTCCACCAGCACCAAAACTTATCGCACCAGCACCAAAAGCACCAAAAGCACCCATTGAAACAGCTATCAAAGCACCACCTAATAAGATTTTACCTAAATTACCTCCAGCACCTTGAACTACAGGTACAAATTTAATTTCTGATTTACCTACAGGAAAATGAAGTTGGTCTGTATCAATCTCCTCTTCATCTAACAAAACTCTGTAATACCTATTAGCCATATAACTTTCTAACTTAGGAAAATTATTTATTAAAAAACTGACAGCTTGTGCTGTTGAATTTACTGCCACTTCAAACTCTTTATGACCTGTGACCTCTGCTAGATCACCATATAATTTAACTTTCTTGAGCATAACGTAACCTCATGCCAGTGCATTTTAACAGCCATTCATTATATGGCTCTCTACAAGATATTCTATCTGCTAAATGGTGCAAAACATCCCCATCTAAAAAAATCGCCACATGGTTCAGACCTTTTGTCATTATTGACATAAAAAGCAAATCACCATTTTGTAATTTTTCATCTTTAGAAAGTTGTCTAAATCCTGTAGCCTCTGCACATCTTTCAAACATAGGATCTTCAATAAATTCTTCTGGGGTTATAGGTCTTTCCCAATCTTTTAAAATTATTGATTTTTCTTGTTTGTACCAATCTCTGACTAACGCCCAACAGTCTGTGACACCCCATACCCAATGTCTGCCAATTAAAGGTGGTTTATATCCAGAAGGCTTATAAAAACCCCACTGCTCTGTTTTTGGATTTACTATATGCCAAATCTTGCCACCTTGCTCACAACTAATCATATCTGCTTGACTTGCAACTGGTGGAGTTGTTGGGTGACTATGTATCACTGCTAAAATATCACCAGTATCTTCTGCCTTTGCGTAATCATCAGGGTCAATAATAAAACATTGATTTGCCCAGTTTGATAAATTTTTACAGGGATAATATTTTTCTTTTCCTTTTATGTCAATAAGCAAACCGCATGACTCTTTAGGATCTTGGTCTTTCGCATGAGACAAAGCATCCTGTTTCCAACTCATATTCTTATACGACCAATACTAGGGAAATCTTTTCTAGTACATTGACGTTTTGGGGAACGAACTCCAGCAAGGTCTATTGGGGCAGCTAGTTCAAAACTTACAGCATCCCTTGTTTCAGATGCTTTTCTATCTATTGAATATATTTCTTGAGGAAACTCAGCATTTGGGTCTGGTGTGCCATAAGGGTTTACTCCTCCAGCAAAGTTAACAGCATCAATAAACTTAGCAAGGGTTCTTATCCTTGTTACTGTCGCACCTGTCAAATCATTACCAGTTGTTGTTTCATTTACAGTAAGAAGTATTGAAGTTATAGTTCCAAGTGCATTGCTTACAGTCAATGTTGGTCTTGGGATTTGTCCTTTTTGAAAGGCAAAACCTTCTGCTTGAACTGGGAACCTTTGATAAGAATTACCAGCCCAGACAATCTCACCATTAGAATTTAAACTTGATCCAGCATGAAATCTGTAAGTTGAAGCAGAACCATGTAAAGCCGCAGTTGTTGTTAGTGTAAAAAGTTCGATTATTGATGAAGGATTAATCCCTTGAATATCACTAATAACACTAGAACTCATGGCTCAAACACCTCCCTAAATGTGCAACTTAATTTAGCTCTATTGTTGTAAGGTATAGTTTTTGTCCAGCTTTCGCAAACATATTGACCAGCTCCAGAAACAGTGACAGTCACATTCCCGCTATTAGTTGCACTTGCAGCAGCCGTTGTAGTGAAGGTGTTTTGATCTGCGGCAGAGGCAATAATAAATGAACCATCAGTTGCAGAACCTGTTGTGAAATCAAGAGTAACAGTTTCACCTATAGCAATACCATGATTTGTCACAGTCATAGTAACAGTAGTCCCAGACTGACTATATGTACCAGTTTTTGATATTCCCTCTGCTGATGGTGTAAATGTAAAGCTGGCCTGATCATTTGCTCTACTATCAAGAAAAGCCTCTATCACATCTGATTCTGTTTCTGTTACTTCAAAAATTAATGAGTAAATTTTAGGATTTTGATGACTAGCTAAACCGAAAAGAATCCTATGCTCATAACCATCCATGAAGCGAATAACTCTTTTGTTTGGGTTTGATCTTTTAGAAAAACCAGCATAGGTTGGGGTGATCGAGGGAAATGTAGCCATTATGCAAGTAAACCTCCAGCACGTTTTTGATTTATTATCTCTGACTGTATAGCAGCCGCAAGAGCGAGGCCAAATTGTTTGCTATTGTTTTCACCAGCATCAACACTAGCTCCACCATCTACAGCAACATTTACAACAATATTGTTAGTCATTCCACCCATTTTATCGTTTGGAATAATCGTACCAGCAGTTGATGGAACAAATAATTCTGGTCCACGCTCACCGACTATTGATGGTCTGCCTACTGGCGGCCTACCTCCAGCAGCAAAAGTAGGAAGATTCTTAAAAATACCACCTGCGCCTCCAAAGGCAGAAAATAAAAGTGTGTTTATACCAAGCCTCAAAAACTGATTAGCAATATCACTTAACAAGTTTCTTGCTGCATCAGCAAGTGATCTAGTGCCATTTACAACACCAACTAAGGCATCAGAAACACCTGTTGCAAGCGTATCGCCAATTTTTGCAAAAGCACCATCTAACTTGTCTGTTTCAGTTTTTGTTTCTTCAATTTTCTTTTTTAATTTATCTGTTTTTTCTGCATTTTCTTCAACTTTTTGTCCAAAAGATGTTGTTAATTCGTTTATTTTGGTTTGTATTAGTTCTATACCAGAAAATTTAAGAATAAATTGTGCAACTGGGTTTTCATCAATAAATTTTGCGATTGCTTCAAATGCGCCAATAAACTTTTTAACTATCCCACCAATCACTGTACCAACAGTTTTACCAACTCCTATCACAGCATCAGAAAAAGCGGTAACACCCTCTTTAACAGCAATCCAACCCTGTTCAAGATCAAACAATACATTAGTTGCATCTACACCTATTGCTTCTCCTATTGCTTTTCCAACTTCTGAAACAAGTGCAATCAAAGTTCTTACTGGTAAAAATACAATTTTTACAGCAGCCGCTAGAGCTTCAATAGTAACAGCAGCAACTTTTAGAGTTTCTCTAATAACTGCTCCAAACTCTGAACCTTCTCCAGCTAAATTGGTAAATGCAGTTCCGAGCCTTGTAAGTTGCCCTTGAATTGTATTAGATGCTGTAAATGCAGCTTGAGCCGCAGTATCCTGAGCATTGGCTTGATTTTCTAAATTTTTATTGAAAGATTCGAGTTGGTCGTTTAGTAATGGTAGAACTGCTGTCCTTGCTTCAACAGAACCAAATAACAATGCAAGAGTCTCTTCACTTGCACCGCCCTTGTCAACAATTTCTTGTAAAACACCGCCTAGACCTTTTGAACTAAGTGCAGAAGCACTAAAGTCTATACCTAACTTCTTAGCAGCTTTCGCAGCTTCACCTGTTGGCTTTTGTATCGAAGCAATAACTTGTCGTAGTCCAGCAAAGGTAGATTCAACAGGAACACCAGTTGCAGTGACACTAGATATTGCCGCATTAAGTTCATCTATCCCAACTCCAGCACCAGCAGCTATAGGTGCTAAACGACCTATTTGTTGTGCGTACTGTTGAACAATAATTTTACCATCATTTTGTGTCTGTACAAATCCATCTACTATCTTTGCAGCTTTGTCTGACTCTAAGCCATAAGCATTTAACACAGATGTTGTTGCATCAGTAACAGTTGCAAGATCAGAAAATCCACCAGTAGCACCTAACTGCGATGCTTTTAAAACATCTATCAGTTCTGATGTCTCACCAAAACCAGCCGAAGCTACGTCATAAGACGCTTCAAGTAAACCAAGTTGTGAAACCTGACCACTAAGTTCATTAGATAAAGTTGCAAGCTTTGGGGTCAAAGTATCAACTTCTACTCCAAGAGTTTTAACTTTTGCTGTTGCAAAATCCTGTGCAGCTAATGTGCTAAATACTTTTCCAAATGCAGCAATTAAGGTTATACCAGCAGTTATTGGACCTAATAAAGTTGCCAAACTAGCAGCCGCAGCTTTAAAAGATAACGAAGCCGCACTTGCTCCCTTTGCAGCACCAAAAAATCCTTTGGGTAATACTCTTAATCCTAAATTTGCATCTTTAAGTTTACTTCCAGTTCCACTAACAGTTTGGTTAAATTTCTTTGCCTGTACATCTACCTTTCTTAATGCTGTGACAGCTTGTGTGGCATTAACTCTTAGTTCTACATTAGAGACTGCCACGACTAAACAATAACTCCTTTAACTATACTTGGCTTTGCGTTTAAGTGCATCTGCCTGTTTCTTTTCTCTATCCTACTTTAATTCATAATATGCAGCAAAAAATATCAATTCTTCTTCAGTAAGTTGTGTTCTTAATTCACTAACTGTCTTACCTAGTTCTGTTGCAAGGAAAAACTCAAAGTATAAGTAGTTATCC